ATGTCTGCGATTTTTGTCTCCGAAAACCAGAACTCAAACTGTACCGTCGGGTCATACACCGCAAGACGCGGGACCGCCGTTATCTGAAAATAGCCCGGTGTCAGTTCAATGGTGGCGGGTTTTGCTGGCGCGTTAATCCGGAAGGTGGTGGTGGCCGGTTCGCCCTGCTGGCCATAACTGTTAATTGCCCTGACCGTCAGGGTGTATTCCCCCGGCGGCAGACCGCTGAAACGGTGCTCTGTATCCGCGGTGATGGCGGTGGTCACCAGACGGCTGTCCTGACCGCTTCCACTGGTCAGGCGCAGACTGAAGCGCACGCCCTTCACCACCCGCGGCGTGTCCCATTTCGCCTGCGCCAGATACTGACCGTCAGCTGCGCTCACCTCCACCGTCAGGTGCTGCACTGCCGGAGGGATGACGCTGTTCAGGGTGCCTGACTGCGGCTCAAAGCTGGCCCCGTTATCCACGATGGCTTCCTTTTCCGGTACGTGCTGCACCGCCGTGATGGCAAAGGTGCCGTCCGTGTTTTCCCGGATGGAGACACAGCGGAACAGGCGACGACGCAGTGACGGCAGGGAGAGTCCCCATACACCGTATGTCTCCACACCATCAGGCAGGGTGCTGACCTGTATCCGGTCCGGCGCGGGGTGTGCAGTGATGGCCACGCTCACCGGCTTACCGCTGCCGTTAATCAGGTTCACCGTGGCGGCACCTGTCTCCGGCAGGGTCACCTCACGGTCCAGTGTCAGGGTGCGGCTGGCGGCATCGATGGACAGGATACGTCCGCCGGTCATGGTCCCGGCATAGTCGTTATCACAGATTTCAATAATGTCACCGGGTGTGTGACGCAGCCCCTGTGACCCGAGCGTGAAATCCACCGTCTGCGTTTCCAGCAGTCCGGTCTTTATTACCCACAGCCCGGCACGGTGGGCCTGACCGCGACTGGTGCAACCGAACGCATCCATCTTCAGCAGGTTGCGCCCGTAGCGCAGTATGGCTTCCGGGTCTTCCACCAGTTCCGTGGAGGTCTGCCAGCCGTTCTGCGGGTCGGTGTAATTCACCTCCACCGCCGTGTGGCGGTCCTTCAGGGCGCTGAAGCTGTAGCGAAACCCCACGCCGTTATCATCCACCACCACATCGCTGCTGGTGTACGGCCACACCACATCCGACGGGCGGTCCTGAACGAACGTCAGCGTCTGGCCGTTCCATACCGGCATACAGCGCATCGCCGAGCAGAAATCACTGAGAACGTCCCACGCCTTACGCTGTTGTGACAGGTACGCATTAAAGGTCATCCGCGGCTCTGTGCCCCCGAAACCATCCGGCACCGTCTGGTCGCAGTACTGCGCAATGGCATACAGCGCCCATTTGTCCACGTCTGCCGCCCCCAGACGTTTTCCCATGCCGTAGCGCGGGTGAGTCAGCATGTCCCACAGGCACCAGGCCGGGTTGTTGCTGTATGCCGGTTTCAGGCTGCCGTCCCAGATGCCGCTGTACGTGCGTTTTTCCGGGTCATAGTTTGACGGCACCTGAATGATGCGACCGCGGATATGGTAGTTCACCGTCATCTGCTGACCGCCAAACTGCTCCGCATCCACCTGCAGCCCCACAATCGCCGTGTTCGGGTAGCACTGTTTCACATCGATGATTTCGGTGTATGACGACCAGAGCGTCTTATTCTGCAGCTGGTCCGTGGTGCTGTCCGCCGTCTCCCTGACCATCCGGATGTTAAAGGGGCGGGGAGGCAGATTATCCAGAATCACCGAAGCGAGGAACTGTGAGGTGGTCTTGCCGTTAATGGTGACATCCTTTTCCGTCACCCAGTTACCGTTACGCTGCAGCTGAATCAGCAGGCGGACGGATGCCGGGTTACGGTCACCCTGTGAGGTGGTCTGCACCAGTGACTGCACCCCGAAGGTAACCCGCAGGCGGTCAATGTTCGCGGACGTAATGGTGCGCGTCACCGGCTTTGCCTTCGTCACTTCCACGCCCAGTGCGGTTTCAGAGCCGGATGACTCAAAACCTTCCGGCGGTGTCTGCTCCTGCTCCCCGGCGCGCCAGACCGCTGTCACACCATGTATCACAGGATTACCGTCCGTGTCCGTCAGCGGGGTTTTGTTCACCAGAATACTCTGCAGCCCCTTCACCGGACCTTCCACCGGTCCCTCACCGATGGCATCAATCACGCTCATCATCTGCGTGGACTTAAGATTGTCCTTTGCCTCAACCGGCGTGTGCGCCTTGCCGCCACCTTTACCCACTCTGTCCCCCTCTCCTGTCTGATGTCTGAATCTGTTTATGCCCCAAAAACGACAGGCACCCCGGAGGGTGCCTGTGTCATGACGGAATAAAATTTCTGAATTTCTTCACATTTTCTGTACGCCCCCGTGGCAGATATCATTCCCGGGCGTTACAGTTTTTTCGGGCCAATAAAAACAAAACTCCCTGTGGTTAATCTTCATTTTCTGTTCCCGCAGCCTTCGGTCACTGCGGGATTTTTTCGCTTTTATGCCTGCCGCCCGATAACCACCACCTTCCCGTCACCGCCTTCATCACGGGTACTGATGTCCTGGGAGATTCGCCGTGAGCCAACCAGCATTTCACCGTAAGGCACCGGCATCGGGTTCCCCTGTGCAATCATGTTATCCAGCGAGGAAAAGTACGTGTTCTGTCTGCCGTTATCCGTGCTTTTGTACTCCGGTACTTTAGCCTTCGGGGCCAGCATCTGAGCCACACCACCCAGTATCATGCTGGCCCCCAGTGAAAACAGCATCGTGGTGGCAGAAAAACCACCGGCTGCCAGGGCTGAACCCCATAACGCCATCGTTGCCCCGGCAGTGAAGAAAGAGCCCACGATGGCTGCCGCCCCCAGCACAATCTGCAGTCCACCTTTTCCGGCCCCGGCCAGTCGCGGCACAATGTGGATGACCGTTCCCTCACCCAGCTGTTCGTGAAGACGGGCGTACACCGCCTCCGGTGCCGTGTCCTCACCGCGAATACGTATCTGGTACCAGCCTTCGTTCATCTGACGGCGAAAGCCCGGCATCTGCATCGACAGGGCACGGATGGCTTCCGCTGCCGTGTTCACATACAGGCTGAGGCGGCGGCCAAATCGTTGCAAATCCCCGTGAAGGCAGATACGTGCCAGTGGCGGTGACGCCAGACAGAATGCGTTCGTCGTTGCCATTTTTCGGAATACCTCTCCCGTTTACTCAGTTGTTCAGGCAGATGGTGAAGCAGTTCACCGTTGCCGCAGTAAATGGCGGCATGATTGGCCACCGATGCGCCAAAGCAGCACAGCAGGATATCGCCCGCCTGTGCAGAGGACAGGGGCACCCGGTAAAAGCCGGTGACCGCCATATTGTCCAGGTAAAGGTTCTGACCGTTACGCCACCAGTCATCCTCACGCTCAAAATCCGGCATATCAATTCCCGCCAGATGGTATGCATCCCGGAACAGCGTGTAACAGTCCGTCACCCCGTGCTCAAAGCGCCGTCCTGTCAGATGTGGCACACAGCGGAATTTATGAATTTCCCCCCGGCAGACCAGCCACCAGGACAGTGCACTTTTTATCTGCAGCCGCCGGTCGGCCTCGCTCAGCCAGGGCAGACCACCGGGATGACTGTGGACCAGTGCCACAATCTCCCCCTGCATCTCTGCCCGCAGCCAGTCTTCCGGTGCAATACGAAAATACGCCTCCGGCTCTGCAGAGATATTCACACAAGGGATATACCGCTCCCCCTCCGGCGTTCTCACCACGAAGCCGCACGACTCCGCAGGCGCACACCGCCGGGCATGCGCCAGAATCGCTGATTCAGTCTGTGTCATAAACCGGGATTTACTGCGAAAGTTTATTAATGGAAAGGAAACCGCCAAAGTTGCCGACGTTATTGCGGAACTTACAACCGCTCAGGCATTTGCTGCATTTATCCTTCGTGATATCGGACGTTGGCTGGTCATATTCATCCGCGACCGCCGGACCGCTATAACCGCACTCATCGCCGCGATAGGTCCAGGTGCAGGTGTTGGCCAGCATGATGCGCCCCGGAAAAACAGCACCATCCGTTTCCGTCGGTGTGGACAGTACAAAGGAGGCACTGACCGCGCTCAGTTCGCTGCACTGCTCGATGCGCCAGCGGCTGATCACCTCCTGCTCCGGATCGGCATCGCTGTTTCCGTTGACGAAGTTCACCGCATCCAGAAAACGGGCGTAAACCTTACGCCTGACCACCGTTCCGCCGACCAG